TCTTCAGGAGTTAAAGGCTCTTTGCCTTTCGTTTCCTTTGATTCTCGGTCTGCCTTAGCAGCTAATGCATCAGCAACGGCCTTTGCTTCCTGGTCCTTTTCTGACGCTTTGGTTTCATCAACGCCTTTGCCAGGCAGATTAGGGTCAGTAGCAATATCTATAACTGGAGCTGCTTCACTCTGCTCTCTGGTTATGGTCTCAACTTTTCCATGAGGCACACCACCGAGATAGGCTTCAGCTTTTTCTTTGTCTGTAAAAAGAACGCCAAGAGCGCTATGAACTTCAGTGGCATCCGGGTGAGTATTAAAAAACTCAATAATTTTTTGTTCCATGACAATTGATTTTATGGTAATGAAATAAATCCGATAAATTCAGTAATAGACCTTTGTCTAGGTTCTACCTCATATCCTTCTCTACTACCATTCGTATTGGAGTTTCCTTCTACAGTCCGAACAAGACCACCGGAGATGCTCTCAACCATAACCGCATGGGCAAGGCCATTTGAATGGGCAATGATTCCAATATCACCTGGTTTAATGTTCGATGCTGTTCTTGGAAGCTTGCGAAGTGTTGTTTTATTCCACTGATTCAGTACGCCTGCTGTTTTGACAAGTGGATTGGGAAGATTCAATTCTGTGCAGGCTTTATTAACGCACCAGTATACAAATGCCATGCACCATGGGTAACCGGCTCCCAACCCTACACTGTTTAGGTATTGGGTAACCTCTGGGCCTCCATTGCTGCCAATGGGAACTTCTTGTACACCAATCTGTGAGATGGCGATTTGTATACTGCGTTCGCTAATAGTCATAATCCGAAAAGTTTATGGTTCGATTATCCGCTAAACCCATTTTATTATTCGTCTGTCCTTCGACAGAAAGTTCCAGTCATTCTGCTGGTTTGGGTACCGGTTGGAACATATCTTAATCGGTATGAAAGAAAGCTTGTGCGTGAGATTGGAAACAACTTTGTGTTAATGGCCTGGTTGGCGAGTACAAGGCTGTCCTGGGTAATCCAGTTACCATCCACGGTGCCTTCCATATATACTTTACCTGCGCCAGTACCGCTAATCAAAACAACAGTAGACTGAATACTTACCAGCTTGCTGGCCATATTCTGGAAAGTAATAGTGGTTCCGGTTGCATTGATAGAGGTATCCGGTTGGATTCTCTTACTGGTGGTCTGCGCATTGGAGACCGCGAACATGCCTACAACCATGGTAAGCAGCAATAGCATTCTTTTCATGTAATTTTTGTTTTAAAAAGATGAATGATTTGGGGGAAGTGAGCCGAATACCTAACCTATTCGGCTCACTAACAGTTTATCAGTGAAATCAATTGTTAGGCTGCGATGTCCTCAACAACAGCGTATACGCCATTTGCACGGCGAGTCCGGCCACCTAAGCGGATATATGCGGAAAACACATCACCATAGTACAGAGCCTGGCCAGGGTTATCAAATACACTTACTTCACCTTTTGCACGCTCTACAGAATTATCACTATAGAACAGGGAAGCTGCACGGTCACTGGGGTCAGCAGCATAAGCAGGGTCTTGTTCATCCACACACTGTACGGTGGTAACATCAGCTCCACGATAGCGCAATACAGAAGAACGCATCAATACGTCAATACCCATGTAGCGGCCAATGATACCATTTTTCAAATCTGCTACGTTATTGAAGTTTGTCTTTTCAGCATCGCTCAATGATTCAAAAAACTGGTGGTAATGGAAGGCAGTTAACAAGGCAGTCAGACGAGACTGGTTATCTGTAGTTGCATATTTCTTAGCAACGGCCTTAAAGGAGTTCTTAGTAAAAGTGGTACGGCTTCCGGTTGCAACACCATCAATAAGGTCAATAGCAGTTGCAGGGCCATCAGTTAACAACACCTGGGCGGCTTGTGCTGCTGCGATATCTGCATTCACAGTTGAGCGTGGTGCCCAACGATACAGCAATCCGTTCATTGCCTCCTGGATAAGCTTTTTCTGATCCTCGCCAACGACTGATTGGCGTTTGTCATAGGAAAGCTCAAACTTTTCTATGTCCTGAATCTGACGAGGCAGTGCGTAATAGGTATCCAGAGAATATAGCAACTCAGAATCTGCTCTGTTTACTGCAATCTGTGGAAATGAAGTCAGGTTCTTTTTAATAACGGTCGGCAGTCCAGCTACCGGTATGTGTACTATTTTACCCTGTATAACAAATGAATCAGCATTAAATGCACGGAGTGCAAACTGATTGTCCTTATAAAGGTTATCCACGATATCCTTCTCCCAGATTTCCCTTTGCAATGCCATGAAGGCAGCGCCTTTGAGCATTGGGATAAACGAAATCAACGTGAGGCCAATAAAGGTGGCAATAGGATTCCAGCCGAAGGCGGCAGAAATTAAAACGGCCATAAGCGCGTTATAAAGCAGGGCGGAGAAATTTACTTTTTTCATGTATATCGATTCGGTGTTTACAAATGGGGTTACTATTATCTATGCCTTCTGAGGCATGCAATTATTCTTTATCCTTCCAGCTCTTGCCAAAAGCCTCGCGACCTTTCTGGTTGAACAGGTCAAGGTTTGTAGCTTTCAAATCTTCCAGCAAACCACCTTTATCCAGTTCATCGTAGGTCATTTTAGCAATCTTTTCAGAGGTGCCACCTTCTGGAGCTTGTTGACTTTGCTTAGCAATGCTCAAATAAGCAGGCATGGCATCAATAAGGTTTTTCAGCTCTGTAGGCTTGCCTGCATAATCCTTTTCCAACTGCACACCCATTTCCTTGGTTATTTTCTTGCTAACGTTCACGGCGGCAGCAACCAGGTCTTTTACATCCTTCTCAACGGTTGATTTTTTAAAAGCAGCGAGGTCATTGACCGCTGTTTCTTTTTCTGTTTTCAAAGCAGCATTCGCAGTTTCCAAGCCTTCAGCTTTCCTTGCGGTTGCGACTAGGTTTGCAAAAGCAGTACTTACCGCTTTGTCATCGGCATCTGCTGTTAGATTCATCAGTGTTAACTGAGCGGGAGTAAAAAAGATTTGTTTCATTTTAATGTTTTGTGAGTTAAATGCTGATAGGTTAATGGGTTGGTCTTGTTCATCAAATAAGTCTGTAAGAGCATTGTAGTTACCGGGTATGTCTACGATTGAGCATTCCCGGTTATACCATTTACTAACTGTTGGGCCTTCCTGATTTTCTAAATAATCTAATGGGTTGCTGCTTATTTCTATTGCAACAAGATGACCCATGGATGCAGCATTTAAAAAACCAGATTCAATTTCATCTACCGTTCTCTGTCCCCGTGGGTGCGATAAATTAATACATGGTTTACCATATACTTTATCACCACGTAAAACCAAATCTTCCCACTTAACCAATACACCCATTTCCCTAGGAAATCCACTTTCCTTCGTTCCATGCATATAATAGCCAATGGGATTCTTTTCAAACTCTGCAAGCAGGTAGCCAGCAGTGAGTAAACGGTAGCTGTAACTGTTCAGCGAACTGTCTGTTAGTAAAAACTCTTTATTTATTTTTTTGAACTTATCCATTACGTCTACGTGCGATGAGGATGTAAAAATGTAATGGTTTCAAACATTTAAAAAATGCGGTTTTTATTATACTTATATAACTGTACCACATTATTACACATACTGTACCATGATAGATTTTCGAATGCATTGACAGCAAAGCTGTAGCGGATATTTGTGTGTATTATGGCAGCTACATTATCAAATCAGCAAAAGAAAGAATGGGCGCAAATGCTTTTTGTCCGCGGTGATTTAACACAAAAAGACATTGCCGAAAAAGTAGGCACCTCCGCTAACACGCTTGGTAAGTGGGCAAGTGAAGGAAAGTGGGAGAACATGCGTAAATCAATGCTCAATACCAAAACAGAGATATTGCGCAATCTGTATGATTTGCTGGACAAAATATCCAAGAAGCTAAAGGAAGAGGATAGTATTGGTGATTCCAAAATAGCAGATATGTATGTAAAGTACACTGCTGCCATTAATAATCTGGAGACAGAAACAAGCATTGGGCAAATATTTGAAGTAGCTAGAATGTATGTTAACTGGCTTCAGGGACTAGACCCAAAATTTGCACTGGAAGTTCTCAATCATTTTGACTTGTTTATCAAAGAGCGTTTAAAATCTTATTAATGGCTGAATTAACAGACAAGCAAGCGCTCGCAGCGTGGAAAGATTATGCGGATAATATCCGTAAACAAACTGCTTTACTTACCGGTGAAAATGAGGCACAGCAACGTAAAAGAATCAGCATCCTGGAAGCTGACCCCGAACTATGGTTTAAATATTACTTTCCACAATATTGCTATGCTCCTCCAACTGAATTTCATAAAAAGGCAACCAAAAGGGTTTTATCCAATTTAGAGTGGTATGAGGTTCGCTCCTGGAGCAGGGAGCTTTCAAAATCCACCAGGACAATGATGGAAATGCTTTACCTGTGCATTACAGGTAAAAAGAAATATGTGCTCCTTATCAGCAATAGCTTTGACAATGCCGTAAGACTTTTGATGCCATATAAAGGAAACTTAGAAGCGAACCAACGTATTATTCATGATTATGGACTTCAAGAGCTTCCTGGAAGCTGGGAGTCTTCAGAATTAACTACTCGCAAAGGAGTTGCGTTCCGCGCACTTGGGGCTGGCCAGTCACCCAGAGGAACCAGAAATGAGGAAGCAAGACCGGATGTAATCCTCTTTGATGATATAGATACAGACGAGGATTGCCGTAACCCTATTATCATTGAAAAGAAATGGAGGTGGATTGAGGATGCGGCTATAAGTACCCGCTCTGTATCCAGAAAGACCACTATCATTTTTTGTGGAAATGTAATCGCAAAAGACTGTTGCATGGTTCGTGCGCAGGAGTTTGCCGACTTCGTGGACATTGTTAATATCCGCGATGCTGAAGGAAAAAGCACATGGCCGGAAAAGAATACGGAAGAGCATATTGACAGGGTCTTAAGCCAAAAAAGCTACCTCTCCATTCAGAGGGAATACTACAATAACCCAATCGAAGACGGGAATGTATTCAAGGAGCTTACCTATGGTAAATGTCCTGCATTAAAAGAAATGGCCTTTGTAGTTGTTTACGGAGACCCTTCACCAAGCAATAAGGATAAGCCTGTTTTACGGGCGAAGCATCAAAATAGCTGTAAGGCTGTGGTTGTTGTTGGATACAAAGACCTTAAATTCTATGTCTATAAGGCATTCGTGGATGTAACCACCAATAGCACTTTCGTAGACTGGCTATATGCCACCAGAGATTTTGTACTAACAAAGACCCAGCCTTACTTTTTTATTGAGAATAACACCTTGCAGGATCCATTTTACCAGCAGGTTCTTATGCCACTTATCCACCAAAAAGGAAAAGAGTTAAATAACGTCCTGGGCGTTTCTCCGGATGACAGGAAAAAGCCTGACAAATACTTCCGAATTGAAGGTACCCTGGAACCAATTAACCGGATGGGCCTGCTGATTTTAAACATAGATGAAAAGGAAGACCCTCACATGAAAAGGCTGGAAGCCCAGTTCAAAAGTGTGAGCCCTAATAGTAAAACAATGGATGGCCCAGATGCTGTTGAAGGAGCTGTTCATATCTGTAAAAACAAAACAATGGTAGATGCAGTTGGCGGCATCAGAACTTTTGGCCGACCTACCAATAAAAAAAGATTCTAATGGCACTATTAATTGGCACAGGTGATTTACAAACGCATTTGTATTCCGAGATATCTGAAGAAATTGTAAGAGGTAATGAAGACCTGATTACAACAGCTATCAGTGTAGGAATATCGGAGGCAAAATCATATCTGGGTAAATACGACCTGGTACAACTATTCGGAACTGTAGACGTTGACCCAACGCTTACGGATGATAACCTTAAAAATAAGGTTAAGGATAT